AGAAGGGAGAGACCCCCCTGTTCTAGCGAATCATCTTTCCCCGAGGACTACGGGAACGGTTCAAGCAGGGCCCATGCAGGGCCAGCCAAGGCCATTACAGCCATGACTACAGCCAAGATAAAACAGCCACTACAGGGGGCACTCGAGCCAAGGCTTCATAGCCCGTTCTGGACGGGTAAAAGTAGAGGCGATCAAGTCGCAGAACTCGCGGAGATGATTTCAATGCCGCTTCTGGACTGGCAGCGATTAGTGCTAGATGATTTTCTAGCCGTGGACGAAAGAAATCGTTTCGTGCGTAAGTCTGGGCTGTTGCTTACAGCTCGCCAGTCAGGTAAGAGCCACGTGGCTAGGATGCGTGCACTAGCTGGGCTCTTCCTCTTTGAAGAGGCCAATATCCTCATAATGTCCTCGAAGGTGAAAATGGCTATGAAGAGCTTCGAGATGCTAGTGCAGATTATCGAAGATAACCCTTTCCTCACGGCGCAGTTAAAAGGCGGCACTATCGCTAAAGGCGTGAGGCGAGCTAACGGATCCGAGCGGATTCTTTTAGAAAACGGGCACATGCTCGAAGTCGCAGCTGCTACCGCCGATGGCGTTAGAGGCTTTACGGCAGACTTTCTCTGGATAGATGAGCTGGGCTCGGTTACACCCGATGCCATGGATGCGGCGAAATCGGTGACTTTAGCCCGCCCGGGGTCGCAGCGCCTTTACACTTCTAACGCCGGTTCTAGTGAGAGCAAAATCCTTAATACTATGCGCGATAAGGCGCAATATAAACCGCCTAAGAGCTTCGGCTATTACGAATACTCTGCGCCAGAAAACTATGACGTGTTAGATCGTGCAGGCTGGGCTATGGCTAATCCATCGCTAGGAATTCTCATCGAGGAGAGCGCGATAGAAGAAATTATCGCTACTACCGATATTAACTCGATTAGGCGCGAGACTCTATGCCAATTTGTCCACGGCGGCCTAGCTTCTCCATGGACACCGGGAAGCTGGGAAGCTCTCGTAGATCCTAACCTTGCCATGGCCCCGGGGCCTATAACTATGTTCGCCTTCGACATAGATCCGCATACTAAAAAGACCGCCTCGCTAGTCTGCGGGCAGCTGCGAGAAGATTTAAGTATCGCCCTATCGCTAGTCAAAATCTGGGAAGATCCTGTAGCGGTGGATGAGCTCCAGATAGCTAAGGACATAATGGAATACTGCATAACGTGGCAGCCCCGGCTGGTTTTGCATGATCGCTACGTTACTTCGGCTATAGCTCACCGGCTGCGCATGTCTGGCATCGCGGTTGAGGACTGCTCCCAAAACGCGTTTTATCAGGCCTGCGCTTCACTTAAAGAGGCGATGGATAACGGCAGGCTCGTTCACATGGGCCAGGAAAATTTAGATCTCCAGATGCAGAACGTGGCCCCGAAATGGAACGATAACGGCTGGAGAATTGTGCGTAAGAGCGCGGGCTCGGTTACTGGGCCGATAGGTATAGCCATGGTGGTATCAGAGTTATCGAAACCCCAGTCCTACCCGCGTATCTTTCTGGAAAGCTAGAGCCAATTAATAAGTAGCCGAATTATCACGGCGCTTACAGTCGTATGCTCTTTTTTAGCTGTCGCCTGTACTTGCTTCCATAGCTGCTCCGGGATGCGTATAGATCGCGCTGGAGTCTGCATTAAAGGACTAGCCCGAAGTCAGTAAGCAGTACCCAGCCGCCCTGCTCTGATTCGTCAGAGTGGACGGAAAACTCGTAACCATCCGCGGCTAGATAAGCGCGAGCTAAAATAAGGTTCGCGTAAGAATCAAACCAATAAGCGCGCTCGAACTTACGATAGTCAGGCAGTGGCGTAAAACGTCCATCTTGCGTTTCCCAGTCCACGCTTTTCCAGTTCATGCTTGTATCAAAGAGAAAATCAAACTCATCGGCGTTTATTTCTATAGTAACTTTCATGTCAGCCCCTAGCTTTAGTATCTGGGCGCTTTGCCCATGTATTAAAGATACTCCCTGTATGCACAATGTCAATACAGACACGCTCTACCTTTACTTTAGACACGCCGGGCATATATGTCTAGATACTGGACAAAACACTAGTATAAGTCTATGGGATTACTTGAGACTTTAGGCTTACGGGCGAAGGCAGCCCCGCGTAAATCTTCGGTTGAGGCCCAGCTTAACCCGCCCGTTATGGATCAGCCTTTCGGTAGTTATTTCGGTTCTGGTTCTTACGGCGGCTATAACAATTACGCCAGTGCATTAGTTAGGCAAGATGCCGCCAGTGTGCCCGCTATTGCTAGATGCAGGGCTTTAATATGCGGCACTGTTGCAAGTATCCCGCTAAAAACTTATTCGATAACTACGGGTGAAGTATTACCTAATCTTCCATGGGTAGATCAATTAGATAAACGTCAACCGCTAGAAATTACTTTAGCCTGGTTATGCGACTCGCTCTTCTATTATGGGCAGGCCTTTCTAAAAGTCGAAGAGGTCTATAAGGATGATAATCGCCCTGCAAGATTCTCATGGGTGCAAAATGATCGAGTAACTGCTAAGTATTCAGCGATGAATACCGAAGTGGATTACTACATGATAAATAATGTGCGCGTACCGGATTCCGGCGTGGGCTCGCTAGTTACGTTTCAATCTATGGATCAAGGATTACTTCTGCGTAATGCTACAACTATTCGCGCAGCTATTGATTTAGAAAAGGCAGCGGCTATCGCTGCACAAACTCCTATGGGATCCGGTTATATTAAAAATACCGGAGCGGATTTACCAGATCAACAGGTGCAAGGAATTCTTAACGCATGGCGCACCGCTAGGCAGTCGCGCGGTACTGCCTACCTCACTAGCACTTTAGAATTTTCTCCTATTTCGTTCTCGCCCGCTCAAATGATGTACAACGAGGCGAAGGCTTACTTAGCTCTGGAACTTAGCCGCGCCTGCAACGTACCGGCCTCAATGCTGGATGCAGAACAGATCCGTAGTAATACCTATCAAAACGTTTTAGACCAGCGTAAAGAATTCGTGGCCTACACACTTATGCCGTTTATAAATGCCATTCAGTGCAGGCTCTCTATGGATGATCTCCTACCGCGTGGCACATGTGTCAAATTTGCCGTAGATGAAACTTTCTTACGTGTTGACACTATGGCACGTCTGCAAGCTACAGAAAAGTTACTAGAGCTGGGTCTAATTGACTTAAATCAAGCGAAAGAAATGGAAGGCCTATCGTATGAAGGAAGTGACTCAAGTGATACTTAATTTCAGTAGCGAGATTCAGGCAGCCGATGTAGAGCGCCGCATTATCGCCGGTGTAGTCGTACCGTTTAATAAAGTCGGTTATACCTCGGTAGGCCCGGTTATTTTCGAGCCTGGCAGTATCAAGATCCCGGATGCTACAAAGGTAAAGCTTCTAGCTAACCACGAAAGTACAAACCCGATAGGCCGCGCCGTTTCATTTCAGACTAGCCCAGAAATGATAACTGGATCCTTCAAGATTTCGAGCTCTGCTACGGGCCAGGATTTTCTTATACGTGCAAGCGAAGGCCTAATAGCTTCGCTCTCTATCGGTGTAGAAGTTATCGAGTCAAAACCATCTAAGGACGGCACTCTTTACGTACAGAGTGCCGTTATGAAAGAAGTTTCTTTAGTCGAAAGCCCTGCGTTCGCAGATGCCATCGTTACTAAAGTCGCAGCTAGCGAAAGCGAAGCGGCAGAAGAATCAACCCCACAAACAGAAAGCGAGTCCACCGTGACTACTGCTCCAGTCGAAGAAACTGTAGAGACTACAGAGGAAGCTCCAGTAGTTGAAGCGGCCGCCCGTCCTACAATAAAAGCAAGCGCCCCATATATTACGTCCGCAGTACGTACTCCTATTATCTCCATGGGTAGCTACGCACTGCACTCCATTAAAGCAAAGCTAGGAGATGATGACTCTGCGCTATATGTTCGCGCAGCGGCAGACTCCATGAGCACTAACCCAGCATTTAATCCAGAGCAGTACCTAACTAATATTTTCGTATCTAATACGAATTTCGGTAGAGCAGCGGTAGATGCGTGTAATAAAGCTGCACTCCCCGCTTCGGGATTTACGATTAATGTGCCAACGTTAATTAGCCCTACCCAGGATCCACCAACAGTTGCGTTAACCGCAGAATCCGGCGCACCGGCTAACCAGGGAATGACCTCGGCCTATTCCACTTATACAGTATCCAAGTACGCTGGCCAACAGACCATATCTCTAGAATTAATAGAAAGGTCAGATCCGATTTTTATGGATCAGCTTATGATCCAATTAGAGCGAGCTTATCTTCTCGCTACAGATGCAGCGGTAATCGCTGCTCTAGTTGCAGATGGAACAGTGGCAACAGCTACAGCTAACTCCGCTCTCGGACTTATCTCTTACCTTTCTACAGAATCGGCCGCTACCTATGCAGGTACTAGCTATTTTGCTAAGAACGTAGTTATAGTTCCT